GTTCAGCTAACAACTGCTCTTACAGCAGCTGACGGAGCTGGAATTGGCAACATCGTAGTACCTTCAGTAGTTGGTCTTACAACAGCAGTAGCTCTTGATCTTCTCAAGGATGCTGGTTACGAAGCATCTAACATCACAACTGCAACAGCAGCTACAAACGCAGCTTCAACAATCACAGCAGTATCACGTACAGGTACAACAGCAACAATCACCTCTTCAGGTGCTGGTGCAAAGTACCCAGTTGGAACAAAGATTACAGTTGCAGACCTCGTATCACCAGATACAGCTCTCAACGGTACCTACACTGTTACAGCAGTTGCAACAAACTCTGTCTCTTACACAACAACAACCTCAGGCGCACTATCAACAGGGTCACTTACTGTTGCTGGCCTAACAGGTGTTGCCGGAACAATCAAGACACAGTCAACAGCGGCAAATGCTGCCTCAATCGCAACAACAGCTACAATCACTATCACACCGTTTGCAGCAGCTTCATAAGCTTAAAGCAAATAAAAGAGCCGGGAGTTCACGCTCCCGGCTTTTTGCTTTAGTGAGACAATAATCCTATGACCCACCCTAGGAAAGAACAGCGACAATTTGCTTTAGGGCAGAAAGATGTTGCTGTCGTAGGCAGATTAGGTGGGGGATACCCTGTTCCAGCTATTGATTGGATGCAGGACCTTTATGGTGTAGGATTGACCGGTGTAGGAAGATACGCGGGATCAAATATGGACTCAACATCAAGTCAGGGGACAAATATCAATGACACAGATAGCGGAGCCGATGCAACTGGAGACGCAGCTGGAGGAGCAGCGACAGGGATGGGTGCAATGTGATTCTTGCTCTGCTAGAGCAATGATCGTATCTATTCTGCCGTATGGCGAGTTATCCTTCTGCATGCACCATTATAATCAACATGCCCAAGCACTTACAGACCAGGGCGGAATTGCTAAACTTTTGTCTGTAAACGAAGACTAGATCGGAAATCACATGAATTTTGGCAAAGGCGGACAAAACATTGTTCAGGCCGGTAGTGGCAACGCTAATCCATTTAGAGGCGCTGCAAATAATATTTTAGGTCAGTATTTTGGAACAAAACTGCGCCGTACAGAACGTGATTACCATCGAACAAAAGATGAAGAGTCTCGCATCCGTGTTAATGAAGCTTCTAATATGTCAAGAGTAAAATCTAATCTTCTTGAAGGCATGATGTCTCCACATGTTGTTGGCAATTATTTTGACGTGGCTAATCAAACTCATGGTGATGATAGTGATGAAGTTAAAAGTGGCGCTATAAATCCTGATACAGGAGTAGCGTATAAATCTGGTGATGTTAAGCGTCCTCAGTTTGCACATTTTGTAAATAACTTTGGTGTTCAAACCAGTAAGCATGGTATTCTTCCAGGACAACCTGCTAAGGGTGAGTTGCAAGAAAAAGCTCGTGCAGATAGAATTTCACAGCAAGACCAGGTTACAAAACAATCTTCAACTGACGACTACTCAGGAACAGTTGCTCGTTTTGGAAAAGACGGTAAGATGAGCCGTGAAGCAGTCAGTTTAGACGATATTGAGTATGGAGAAAAACTTTCTGAACGTCCTCCTGCGAGTATGCGTAACGTTGATGATTCTTCTCGTCCAAGTAATCAAACTTGGAGTGACCAGCAAAAAGCAGATCTAGAAAAAGAACGCCCAAGAACAGGTAATCTTAATACGGGCATTAATGAAGGCAAAGGCGGAAATAACTAATGGCCGGTCAGTTTGATAAATATGTAAAGCTTCTAGGAACTGGCTCACGCCCAGATCGTTTTGTAGGTGCCCCTGGTAATCCCGATATGGTTGCGACTATAGAGACTAACGCCCCATCAACTACTCCAGATAACACAAACCGCTCATTGCCAGCTAACGCTCCAAAACAAGTTGCTGCTGATAAAGCAAGCAAGCAAGCAGCTGATGTAGCGTTTAATCAGAAGTACTACGGTAAAGGCTCACGTAAGCGCCAAATTGAAGGTCTTAAGACTACAACTATGCGCCTTAATGAAAAAACAGGGGAAGCATACGACAGTTCAGAAGTTGTTCCTCCTAAGGCTAACCCAGTATCAAACTTACTATCTAAAGGCTCTGTAAAGCCTAACACTAGCGCTAAGCCAGCTGACTGGAAAGAAATTACAAACCCACTTTCTGCTGAAGATGCTGAACGCGCAATGGCTAATTACAAGCCAGAACCTATGTCTAATAAATTTGATGACACGTCAAAAGAAACGGCTTCACTTCCTAAAGAAGTTGATACCCCTGCTCCTATGAATCAACCTTATAACTTAACTACTGGAGAAGTAAAGGCTGAGTTCAACGACCCTAACAACATCAACAGTACTACCCTGTCATGGGATGCACGTAAAGGCGAGGCAGTAGAAACTGGCGTTCGCTATGTATCTCCCCAGTTTGCAAAAGTAGATAAGATTAAAGCTCGTAGAGGCGGCACTTTACACAAAGATAAAGATATCCGTGATTTTGAAACAGAACATCCAGATTCACCAGCATCATCTGCTGCTACCGGAAAAACTCTTTCCGAACCTAATAAGAAATCTAGATTTACAGAACCATCTACTGTAACTGGTAGCACACCAATTACTGAGCCTGTTAAGGCTGTTGTAGAAGGAGATATTCCTAGAGCGGCTTACGCAGATATTCCAAACCCTAAGCGTAAGGGATACAGCATTGAAGGTCCAGATTTAGCTCCAGGATACGACGACCCAAATAGTATTCTCAGTACAACAATGCGTGAAGTTGATGCAGAAGGTCCTGAAAAGATATTAGGACACGTACCAGTTCGTTCACCACGTGACGCTGCTACATACGAAAAGCCAACAGTTAATAAGCCTGGAAATGTAATTCCTCCAATGGCTATTGATACTTTTGGTGCTCAACCTACAGATCGTAAGCAAGCAGAGGCAGAAAACAAGCGTCTTCGTGAAAGTCGCGGTACTCCAGTAACTACTACAGTATTTGATCCAAACGTAAGAGCTGCTCGTCCTGCTCGTGGTAAGACTCCAGAACGTCAAGCAGTATTAGCTGGAATTCGTGAAGAACGTGCCGCAAGCCTTGCTTCTCAAGGTAAGGACATGACAACTGTTCATCCAGCAGTAATGGATACAGCAATGCGTCTTGGCCGAACATCTATGTACAATCTTGATGATAACTACATGAGTACCCCAGGATTCCTTGGTCATGAAGCTGTTCAAAAAGCAACTGTTGCACACGCTCTAGGTGTTCACCATACTTTAGGAACTGATGATGATCATCTACATAAGTACTTAGGTGGAAGGCCATTAGAAGCTAAGGCTCGTTTAGCTGCGGCGTATAAGATTGTTGATCGCAACCTTCGTGGAAACCCTGAAAAGACTACTGGAGAGTTTGCTCTCCTAAGAGGAATGGTTCACGCCGGATCAAGCCCACAACAGACTCTTCGTGCTGTTAGAGGCGGAGAATCAAACGACGTTGTTGTTAATGGTCAAAACGTAACCATTGCAAAAAATTCTAGTGAAAATCGTCAAAAAATTGCTGACACTACCACTAATATTACTGCTCAAGCTGAGGCGGCACCTAAGATTGCTCGTGGATCTATAGCAGGAACTCCTACAGCGCCTCTTGCAGGAACTAACCGTGTTGCTGTTCGTCGTATTGGTCAAGCTCCTGAAGAAGCACAGATCCGTGAGTTTACTCCAGCAGAAGCTCGCAATAGAAAAGAAAAAGTTCCTGGACCAGATGATTCAAAGGGCCCTCGTGTCGTAGACCTACAAGGTCTTCGTCCAGGAGAAACAAGCCCTAACAAAGTTCTTAAAGAAGAAAAAGATTCATAATGCCTCGCGCAGAGGTTTTTTCTTCTAAACCTCGTGAGGTTAAAGTTCCTAAGAACTTACGCCACAATGCACGAGAGGCTGCAGAGTATTTAACTGGTCTTACGCCTACCCAGGCTGATGACTCCCACACCATCACTCGTCAAAAGTATGGCCGTGGTGCTGCGGGTGAATCGAGCAACTAATGGGACGTCGTAAAGAACTTTACTACGGTTCTAGAAGTGGTACTGGTGCTCCTCGTATCCGCCTATCTGTTGCAGATAGAACTTCTAAATCTGCTCGTCCATGGAATCACCCAGATGTTGTTAACGCTTCCCAGGCATATGGTGTAAACTTAGCTAGCTATAAAGACGTGTCTTCTCATGAGGATAAGTTAGAGGCAGCAGGTAGTCTAGAACCGCATGAGCGTATGACTTGTGTACAATGTGGTAACTTTAATAAAGAATGTAAATGTACGGAGGAATGGAAATAATGGCTAAAACAGCAGCTTGGCAACGTAAAGAAGGAAAAAATCCTGAAGGCGGATTAAATGCCAAGGGACGTGCATCATACAAACGTGAAACAGGTGGCACATTAAAGCCTCCAGTATCTGCATCTCAAGCAAAGAAGTCAAAGAAAGATGCCGGACGTCGTAAATCTTTCTGTGCACGTATGGGCGGTATGCCAGGCCCTATGGAAAAGAATGGCAAGCCAACACGTAAGGCTCTTGCATTACGAAAGTGGGATTGCTAATGGCTAAAAAAGTTTGGGATACTCCAGATCCTACAAAAAAAGATAAAAAGCTTTCACCTAAGAAAAAGTCTGCTGCTAAAGCACGAGCTAAAGCTGCTGGCCGTCCTTATCCTAATCTTGTGGATAATATGGCTATGGCAAAGAAAAAGGGTAAGTAATGGGACGCAACAATGAGTTTGTAGCTGATTTTGGTAAAGAACCTACAGTAATTATGCCCATGATGGATAACTGGAAAAATACCTCAAAAATCAGTGTTCCTAAAGAACTTCCCTCAAATCATATTGCAGTAATAGCTTCAAAATTTCCTATCCCTCCAGCTTGGGCCGCAAAGAAAAAGAGTAAATAATGGCTACTAAGAAAAAAGAAGTGGCTGGCGGTAAAGAGTACAAAGGCTCTGCTGCTAATGGCGGTCGTAAGATTATCGTTGAGCATTATAAAGATTCTCACGGTAAATGGCACACCACATCTAAGAACGCTGCCAAGGCTAAGTACGAGAAGAAGCACGGCAAGCTCCCTAAGGGAACTGATGTAGACCACAAAGATAATAACCACGATAACGATAGCGCTAGTAACTTGCGTCCTTTAAAGCACGGCAAGAATACTGCGAAGGAGAACAAGCGCAGAGCTGGAAAGAAGAGTAAATAATGGGACAGTTTGATAGTCTAGGATTAAAGTCGGTAGGTCAGATAGGTTTAAATGACAGTGACCGTGGAATAGGATTACCTAAGCGTGACGATAGACCACGTCCTGGTACAACAGTTGTAACTAAGAAAAAAGAAAAGCCTAAGACTGCAGCCGCTGGTGGTGGAAGCAAACCACCTAAGAATCCTCCAAAGGGTCCAACAGGACCTAAGAATCCTAATAAGGGTAACGATAACGAAAACGAAAGAAAATACACAGGCGGCCTAACTAAAGGCAAAGCGTCTAAAAACGATGAACGTATGAACCCTAGGAACGATCTTAAAAGACAGAAGTAATAAAAAAGGCCCCAGTTACGGGGCCTTTTCTATTTACCTAGGGAATTTACTAAACCACACCGTTACGGCTGATTCAGAAGCTGTCCCATCGTATGCATCTGGTCCTAATCCCCAGGACCCAAAGTTTTCTCCACGACTAGTCATGTAGAAAGCGGCTTGGGCGTTTGTTACTGGGTCAAAGAGTTCAGCATTAGATTTAATACCAAATTTTTCTCTTCGGTCTTCTCCAAGGTATCCCAGCATATTTATCTGGAATAGGCCATAAGAGTTGTCACCGGTTGAGGACGTTTTATTGTGGGAATCTGCGTTGCCCCTAGACTCTCGCATAACTACTGCCCAAGCTGTCTTCAAGGACTTACCCTCAAAGCCAACAAGTTCTAGCATGTCTGCCAGGTCTGTAGGGGTGAACTTTGTCATTTCCCGATACTTATCTAGAGGATCAACTACCACGGGGGCGGTGATCACAGTGGGCGTATCAACCCGATTATAGACCGCATAAGCTTGGTTTGTGGTAACTATGGTCAACATAGCTACCATTAAGGTTGCTTTTGCTTTTAAAAGGATCTCTTCATTAAACTTCACACTATCTCCTAGGCTAGAAGGCCAACCCGAATCTCTTATCAGCTGTCACCAGATAAAAAATAGCTCAGCGTCTGTCTGCCGAGCTAGTTGCAACCCTTTTGTTACGTAGTTAGTGTTAGGGCAGTTTCCTGTCCCTATATCTATCCTAGCAGTAAATACAGGGTTGGTGCAACCGCCAAACGGAAATATAGTGTAAGATATATCACATAATGCTAAAAAAGGGGTAAAAATGCGAATCGTACAAAGAATTGTTACAAAACAAGGTCATGCTGTACCATCTAGTTCACACGCACCAAGAGGGCCATTTCCAGCAGAGCTATATGCATCTCCGGAAATAATTACAGATTATGTACCATTTGATGAAGAGTATGAACGAGGCGCTACAGCGCAGACAGATTTTAAATCACCTAAGCTTTTTCGTTGTAAAGAGTGTGCTGTGATAGTATTAGAGCATGAAGTACCAGATCACTGGTGCGAGGGAACGGGCGAACATAATGGCGAAGACGCATGACGTTGGGAAGTTTTACTGGCATTTAATGACTTACCCAGTAAAACCACCAGTAGTACTAGAGCGTGCAGAAACACAAGAGATAGAAGAACCTTACCGTTTCGGTAAAGGTTGGTGCTTACGCTTTCCATTAACAAGGCAATCTATTGTTATGGGTAAGTGGGTTAAGCAATATACTGAAAGTCAAGCACTAACTAATGCGGTAAACGGCCGCAGTATGAAAGAAGATGAAGTTGACTGGGATATGATTAGATTTGGGGCACCGTATGAAGATCTTTAAAAGAAAAAGCAAAACTACAAAAGAACTAACTAAAGTTCAGCGAAGAGTAAATTCTTTGCCTACGCAGGAACTTCTTAATTGGACGGATCAAATTATGTACTCAGTTGGTCGTAACTTGTCTGCTTGGCAAAAAACACAGTACAAAGACAATCTTGCAGAAGCACGTCTAGGTGCTGAGTCTCTTAACGCTATCTTAAATACTCTTAGCGAAAGACACGGCCTGTGACCACTGCTGAGTTTGACGAGCTAGAGCCCGATGATTTTGACGAGTTTGGTAACGTCCTGCCAGAAGAAGTTGAAGATGACGGATTAGACGAGTTATCTAAAGAATTTGTAAAAGCTCTTGTAGAAAAGATCATGGGCTTTATGAAAGTCTTGGTAGGCCATGAGTTGCACGTTTACCAACAGCCTCTAGCACGTAGACTAATCGAGTCCGTTATTATTAATGATGGTGAAGAAATTACTGCTCTTGCCTCTCGTCAGAGCGGTAAGTCAGAAACTATTGCTAATACAGTGGCTACCCTTATGGTTATCCTTCCACGCCTAGCTAAAATGTACCCAGAGTTAATGGGTAAGTTTGGTGATGGAATTATGGTGGGAATGTTTGCCCCAGTCCAGTCACAGGTAGAAACCCTTTATTCTCGTACAGTATCTCGCCTAACTAGCGAAGCTGCTCTAGATGTACTTGGGGATCCTGAAATTGACGACATGGTCTCTAAAACACCTGGCGTAGTAAGAAACATCCGCCTTAAGAACTCAGGCAGTAGCCTTATGATGATGACAGCTAACCCTAGAGCTAAAATTGAATCTAAGTCTTTCCACCTCATTATTATCGATGAGTGCCAGGAAGCAGATGACTTCGTAGTGGCTAAGTCTATTTCTCCTATGGGTGCGTACTACAACGCCACTATGGTTAAGACAGGCACCCCTACAACCCATAAAAATAACTTCTATAAGGCTATCCAGTTTAACAAGCGTAGACAAACTAGCCGAAACGCCAAACAGAACCATTTTCAGTGGGATTGGCGAGACGTAGCAAAAGTAAACCCAAACTATGAAAAGTTTATTAAAAAAGAAATGCTTCGCATTAGTGAGGACTCTGACGAGTTTCAGCTCTCATACAACTGTAAATGGTTGTTGGAGAGAGGAATGTTCGTTACATCCTCAATCATGGACGACCTCGGAGATACCTCGCAAGAAATTGTTAAGAGCTGGCACCGTTCTCCGGTCGTGGTCGGCATCGACCCGGCACGTAAGATGGACTCAACAGTTGTTACAGTTGTGTGGGTAGACTGGGATCGTCCTGATGAGTACGGTTACTATGATCATAGAGTATTAAATTGGCTTGAGATGCAGGGCGATGATTGGGAAGAGCAGTATTTCCAAATCCAACAGTTCCTATCATCCTATGATGTGCTTGCAATAGGAATCGACGCCAATGGTGTTGGTGATGCAGTGGCCGGAAGATTAAAGATCTTGATGCCTCGTGCAGAAGTAATTCCGGTTACATCTAGCCCTACCGAGCAGTCAAAGCGTTGGAAGCACCTTCAGGCGCTAATTCAACGTCAGATGGTATCCTGGCCTTCTCATGCTAAGACCCGTCGCCTACGTATTTGGAAAAAGTTTTACCAACAGATGACAGATGCCGAAGTCCAGTACAAAGGCCCTAACTTTTTGGTAGCTGCTCCAGATGAGGTCCATGCCCACGATGACTTCGTGGACTCACTAGCATTAGCTTGCTCCCTTACCCAAGAACTAGTTATGCCAACAATTGAAGTTTCAGCAAGTCCTTTCTTCTAAAAAGTACCTCTTTAGGCTGACTAATGCCTAAATAGAAGCGAGAATAATGCATGAGGACCTCAATCCCAATCCTATAGGAGAATAAAAAATGGCAGTAGAAAATATCGCCCCAACACCTCAGTTCCCTGAGAAGGTAGGCGCAACTTACGAACGTAAGATGTCACCTGCAACACCAGGCCTTCGTGGCCCACTTCGTTTTGAAGAAGGTATTGCAACAGACACAGATGTACCAAATGACTTCCAACTTGGTTTGGATCAAGGTTATGACACTCCAGAAGGACGTCCTAACCACAACATGAACGTTATGGAAAAGTATGCAGAAGAGACAATGCGTGAGCGTGCTCACGTTGGATCAGCTGCATGGGTCGAAGCTCCAACATACCTAGGCGAGTTCGCTCAAGGTAACTTTGGAGATCACTCAACAGTCGTTATCGAAGAGGTTGTACGCAGTGGCTCACGCCAGGAGCGTATGAACCCAGCTTCAGTCTTAGACTAAAACATACGATAGACTATACTGGTCTCCAGCTCTGTACCCCTTTCTCCGGAGCTGGAGACCTATATAGGAGGAGACCATGGCACAACCGAATAATCCGAAGCTGTACAACTTATTGTTGTCACAAGCTAAGGCAAAGTATCCTTCTCGCAAGATAAATGGTTTAAGTTTCCCAGCTGCTAAGTGGTTTGGAAATGAATATGCAAGACAAGGCGGCGGCTTTGTGGATTCAATTAAAGAAGTTGATCCAAAACTACGTGATGTAAAGCAAGAAAATATTGAGAAAGAAAAACGCAAAGAAGCATTAGAAAAAAAGAAGAAGAAACAATCAGGTTTCGTCGTTTAAGTTGGGGGCAACTATGAAGTCAGGATGTAATCAATGAGCGGTGGTATGGATTTTTCACCTCCCAGTTATAGGGCGGCATCATCTGATCTAACCATCTCTATTTCACCACTCGGTTTGGTGGAACTTGCTGATGAAGAATTTGAAGTACACGGACCACGCCTAAATCGTTATTCACTTAACTGGGCAATGTACCTAGGCCATCACTGGTCTTATCGCCGTGAAATTGGCGAATCACAAATGGTATATAACTACTACCGTGCTTTTACAGATTTTATTATTAACTTTACTTTTAGCCGTGGCGTTATGTTCCGCAGCCCGCAACAGACTGAGGCAATCGTCCCAGACATCCTAAAGCGTGTGTGGGAAATTGACAATGACAAGCACGGTATCCTATGGGAAATGGGTCAGCAAGGTGGAGTCTCAGGTGACTGCTTTGTTAAAGTAGCCTATGAAGAAGCTTATGAAGACTCTACCGGTCGTCCTCATCCAGGGCGTGTACGTATTCTTCCTCTTAACTCTTCTTTTGCATTTCCGGAGTTCCACCCACACGACCGCTCACGTTTGATTCGTTTCAAGCTTAAGTATCGTTTCTGGGGAACCTCTATTGAAGGCACACGCCAGGTTTATACCTACACCGAAATTTTGACTGATGACCGCATCGAAGAATACATTAACGACGAGCTCATTGATAGCCGTCCTAACCCTATTGGCGTTGTCCCAGTCATTCACATTCCTAACGTCCGTGTTTCTGGATCCCCATGGGGACTTTCAGATTGCCACGACGTTATTACTCTTAACCGCAATTACAACGAAGTTGCAACAGATATTGCGGACATCATTAACTACCACGCAGCTCCTGTAACAGTTATCACAGGCGCTAAGGCATCCTCTCTAGAAAAGGGCCCTAAGAAGGTCTGGGCGGGCCTTCCTAAGGACGCACAGGTCTTTAACCTAGACGGAGGTGGGCAAGGCCTCATGGGGGCTATGGAGTACCTTAAAATCGTTAAGACGGCTATGCACGAAATGGTTGGTGTTCCTGAAACCGCACTTGGTCAGGTACAGCCTATTTCTAACACCTCTGGTGTTGCCCTAGCTATCCAGTACCAGCCTTTGATGAATCGTTACCACCAGAAACTGGTGCAGTACGAAGAAGGCCTACAACGAATCAACGAGCTAGTTCTCTTGACCCTTGCATTTAAAGAGCCAGAGTTGTTTACTTATAACCCGGCTGTTAACGGCCCAATTAAGCAAGGCCAGCTTGCACAGCTAGATTTTGCAGACCCAATTACTTACGAGTCAATTGTCCACATGCCACCTCCACTTCCACTAGATAAATTGATCGTACTCAACGAAATCCAGCAGAAGATGAATATGCAGCTTGAAAGCCGTGAGGGAGCCCTACGTCAACTTGGCGAAGAATTCCCAGATCAGAAGCTCGAAGAAATTCGTGCAGAGCTTATTCAAGACGCTAAGGCAGATGGAGCTATTGCTCTCGTTAAGCAACAGATAAATTCAGCGATCACATCACTTACTGGTATGATGCCTGATGGAACTCTTCCTCCTGGAGCAGCTCCTGGAGATGGTACTGGTCCTGGTCCGTTAGGACAACCTGGAATCATTACCCCATTTGAAGAAGCAACACTTGGACAGCTTCAACAAGAAATTGTTGTAAAGGCATACGGTATGCAAACTCCTCGACAGAGTGCAAGCACCCAAACCGATACACCTAATTCTGAAGAAAACCAGTGATTTAGGCTGACAAATTGTAAAAAATTTGTCAGGCTATATACCAAACTAACCCGCAGGTCATCGTGGCATTAAATCGGACAACGACCTCTTAACCTAAAGGAATACGCATGTCAGAAACAACATCAAATGTTGTTGATAGTGCAGTGGCTCAAGAAGCATTTACTTCTGAAGTTGCAGGCACAGCATCACCAGCACAGCAAGCAGTAGTACCTCCTGTTACAGATTCAAAGGCAGGATATACAGAAGTAGATCTTCAAAGAGTTCGGGAACAAGAGAAGTCAAAGCTTTACCCACAGATTGATTCACTCAAAGAAGAAATTAATCTACTTAAGAAGGACCGCGAAGCGCAGCTTGCAGAAGCTAATCGCATTGCGGCAGAGAAAGAAGAAGAAGCCCGTAAGAAGGCAGAAGCTGAAATGGATGTTCGTGCACTTCTTGAAAAGAAGGAGCAAGAATGGGAATCCAAGCTCGAAGAAATTCGCCAAGAAGGTGCTCGTAAAGATGCACTTCTAGAGCGTGAGCGTCAGTATGCTGAACTTACAGCTTACCGTAATCGTCGCCTTGCTGAAGAGCAAGACAATATTATGCCTGAGCTTGTAGATCTAATCTCAGGAAATAGTGTAGACGAGATAGAACAGAGTATTACTGGGCTTAGAGAACGTTCGTCTAAGATCCTAGAATCGGCGCAGCAAGCTATGCAATCTGCTCGTCGTGACATGAAAGGCACAAGCACCACGTTGCCACCAACCATGGAAAACAATTCGGCACAACAACAGTTCACCGCGGATCAGATTGCCGCAATGTCGGTTACCGAGTACGCAAAATACAGAGATCGTTTGTTCCCAGGAGCAAACAATCAAAATAAGGGAATCTTCGGGTAAGTAATTACCTTTTAAATCAACCTAACATATATGAATAAGGAGTAACACCGACATGGCATCAGCCGTAACAGGTACCGGCAATTTAGCCGCAGCACCTACCGCGTATTCTGGTTCTAACAGCCAGCTTACACAAGCAATTCAGACCATCTGGTCAAAGGAAATTCTTTTCCAGTCAATGCCTATCCTTCGCTTCGAACAGTTCGCTGTTAAGAAGACAGAACTAGGCGTCGCACCAGGTCTACAGATCAACTTTATGCGTTACAACAACCTAGGCTTCGCAGCTCCATTGGTTGAAGGCGTTCGTATGTCAACAAATGCATTGACAGCGCAACAGTTCTCAATCACAGTTGCAGAGCACGGTTATGCAATCGCAGTATCAGAACTTCTTCTTAACGCATCATTCGATGACGTTATGGCATCAGCTTCACGTCTTCTTGGACGTAACATGGCTCTCTATCTTGATGGCCAGGCTCGTGACACACTTATGGCTGCATCTTCAGTCATTTACGGTGAGGATCGTTCAAACCTATCAGCAGTTAACAACTGGTATGCAGACGGTACAAAGGGCACATCACGTGCTTCATTGACCGGAGAGTTCAACCTCTCACCAAAGACAGTTAAGGATGCAGTAGAAACACTTGCAACCAAGAACATCCCTCGCCTAGGTGAGACATACGTTGCATTCGTGCACCCACACCAGAGCCGCAAGCTACGTGACAATCCAGAATTCATTGAAGTCACAAAGTACGCAGCTCCAGGAAACTTCATGCTTGGTGAAATCGGTCGTCTATACGACACAGTATTCATTGAGACAACTCAGATCCAGAAGGTAACAAACGGTGCTGGTGCAAACTACACCACAGATACAGCTGTTGATCCAGCTTCTATCGTTTACCCAACTGGTGGAGGATACACAACTCCATCAACAAAGACAGGTAACGGTAGC